GGGGATGGAAGATCCCCGTATTATTTCTGCACTATTTATTTTTCTGAAAATGGCATATTATAATGTGCTGATCAACATTTAAGGATTCTTATGAGTATACACGACAATACAAAGAGTTTATAGAAAATATGAAAGGTTAATGATTATGGTAATTGCAAGTAACATAATGAGATATATGGAAGAGAAACGTGTAACGGTTATAGATATTGTATTAAACACATCTTTTTCAAGGTATGACATTGAAAGAATATTATCAGGAGAATTAATGATTTGTCCATGTGGATTAAAAGAAATTGCAACAGTTCTTGGTGTAAGTAAAAAGGATTTAATGAAAGGTTAATTTTATATGAATAAAATACAACTTAAAAATGAAAGCAGTATTGAAATTATTCCATCTGAAGAATATAAACGTGGAACGATTAGAGGAAGGATATTAACTGATCGAGAATCAAAATATATGCAAGAATTGGAGATTGCAAAAGGATACATGAAAACAGGTGATGCTATTAAAAGGTTGGGATTATGAGCAATAAAAGCGTGACCGAATATTTTAACAAAATGCGAAGAGAAAGATATGAAGAGCAAAACTGCGAAAATAAAAATACTAAAAAGGAACGACTTATACAAGCGTTAGTAAAAAAAATAGGATCATCAAAGGATAAAGAAAAGAGAATCAGAAGAGTTGTAAACAAGTATTTATGATAGTGAAATTATTAAGAGGTGAAAATTATGAGTCAGTGGACACATGTGAATGCAAGTTTCCGATTAAATAGTATTGGCGAAATACCAGATGAAGAAATTATTGATATCTTTGGAAAACAAGTTGATTACAGAGGTATGAGCAATATTGAATATGATGAGAATTATGAGGTAAAAGACAAACATAAATATCTTCCAATGGGATCAGAAGGAACGTTGGAGATGAGCATATGGCATAATCCTGATAAATCATGTATGGCTTCAACAACTGTGTCAGTATTTGGCGATTTGAGAGATTATGGAAACTTTGATGAAATTGAGAAATGGTTTAATAAGTGCTGCGATAAATTTTTTGTAAGACAAGCAGTTTGTCAAGTTGAAGTCGAAGGAGTTGGAATAAAAGTGTTTCAGAATAAAGAAAGATGAAATTTAGGAGGTTAAATAATGATATGGTTGGGTTTAGGATTTGTTATTGGGGTGATTTTAATTATCCGAGTAATTTTTGACAAATACAATAGCTGGATAGAAAAAATTATAGTACCTATTTGTATCGCAATAATGTGTTTTATAATCAGTCATTTAATTTTGAGCTTGTCAAGTTGTATTATGGATGAATTTATAGAATTAGAATATAAAGTTGTTTCAGATAAAAAAATAGTTGCTTTAAAAGATAATCAAAATATATCTGGTAGTTTTTATATTACCGGAGGACGTGTAGATGAAAAATTATATTATTACTATTTTATAGAGACAGAATCTGGTATAAGACAAGAAAAAATCGATGCGGACAAAGTGTATATTAAATACACAAATGATGATCCACATATTGAAAGATACGAAAGTTTTTTTAAAAAGGATAATTTATATTTATGGGGAATCCCAATAGATAACTATAAATATATCATTTATTGTCCAAAAGGTACTGTAAAAAATGAGTTTGAAATTGACTTAGAATAAAATTTTAAATAAAAGAATAGTTTCATAAAAAAAAGAGGAAAATAAATGTATCAAAATTGTTGTAAAAAATGTGGCAGCACAGATTTATATACTGATCAAAAGGGTAACAATACGGGATTGTATTGTAGTGATTGTGGTGCATGGATTAAATGGTTATCAAAAGAAGAATTAAGAGCATTTGATCATAGCAAAGATATAGAGGAAGAGAATATAAAAGGTTTGTCCAATACAAGAATATATTATACTCCAAAGTTGAATTTGGATAAGGTGAAAACAGTTGATGACTGTAAGAAAATTTTAAAATTTTTATGCGATTTTTTAAAACCAATTGAAGAAGGAATAACTTATAAAGGATTCGATGAGGTGAAAGAATATTTTGACAGTTAAAGATCTGATTAAAAATAAAGATTACGATTACATCTCATATAGATTAAAGATTCCAAAAGATAAAGAAAAATATTACGGAAAATCCATATTCATCGGTTGCGCTGCGAGTAAGGATGGGAAACTGATTTCCATGGATGGAGACACCTATGAAGAAGATGATACAGTCTTGGAATATGAAGAGTGGAGTAAACCAGAAGAGAATATAAAGAGTGGATTAACTGTGGTGGTAGATTGAATAGCATATAAAACAAGCGAGGTGATAGTATGACCGATTATCAAAAACAGTTAGTAACTGACAATCATAATTTGATTTATAGATTTTTACAGAAAGAAAAATTAAATATGGAAGATTGGTATGATTTGGCTGCAATTGGAATGTGTAAAGCAGCGAAAACATTTAATGAAGGAACGTCCAAATTTTCTACATATGCATTCAAATGTATGTTTAATGAAGTGTATAGCGAAAAGAAAAAAGAGTTACGTCAGAGGACAATCCCCAAAAATGAGATTCTATATTATAACACAGAGTACGAGAATGAATCCGGGAACAAGGTAGAATTTATTGACAAAATGCAATCAGATCAAAATGTTGAGAACGATTGCATTCATAAAGTTGCTCTTCGAAATGCATTTAATAAAATGAAAGAAAAACATAAACCTATCATCTCATTATTTTTACAAGGATATAAACAAGTGGAAATAATGAAAATTGCTGGATGTTCTCAGCCACATGTTTCGAGAGTAATGAAGAAATTTGTAGATGAATATGCGAGATGTTGAAATATTTAATGAAGTTATAGGAGAAATATAACATGAGGAATTATACATTAACAGATGAGTACTTTCTGAATCGTGGATACAAAAAATACGACAAAACACAATTCCAGAGATCAGATATATATTTGTATAATTTTCAAAAAAGATTTGATGATGAAAAAGGCAAGAAATATTTTATTGACATTAACAAGTATAGCAATGAGTGGATGAGTGAATATGATAAGCAGCAGGATTGGTATAAACCATATTCATATACTTATAGTTGTCAATTGTATGAAAAAGAAACACATGCGCCTATAAATCTTGAATTCTTTTCAGATTGGAGTATTGAAAGAGTTGAATCGTTTGTAGAGCGACTATTTCAGAACGGAGAATTAGATTATTATGAAAAATGGGACGAATCTTAAAAAATGGAATCCGGTATTAAACAAAGTAATTGAGATTAAAAATGAATATAAAAAAGGTTTGGATATATTTCATATTATTACAAAGATGGTTATACAAGTGAATCACAAACATGTGTTGAAAGGTGGATTGAATATTTAAACGGTATTGAGCCTTTTAACCAGTATAAAGAATATGAAGATATATTTAGTTGTCTTGAAATGAATCAATACGACACATTTGTTTTAATAAGATATGCAAGATATAGTAATGTGTATGATGGTGAAGCAGAAGTATCGGGAGAGGATTTTTGGGATAGATATGATAGATTTTATAGAGAATGTAGAAGTATTGTAATTGATGTAAAAAATGAGTGTTTAGTACTAACGCCATTTCAGAAGTTCTTTAATATAAATGAATTAGAAGAAACGAGCTATGACAATGTTAAAGACAGAATCAATAAAGCAACATGCATAGAGTTTACAGACAAATTGGATGGATCAATGCAATCAGCAAGATGGTACGATAATAAAATTGTCATGTCTGGAAGTCAAGCAATTAATCCATTAAATTCATGGAGATTAGAAGATGGATATAGGATGATTAATTCATTACCTGGATATAAAGATATGTTAAAACACTGTCCTATGTGTACGTTCATATTTGAATATATTTCATTAAAAGACACACATGTAGTTAAATATAAAAAAGAACAAGAAGGATTATATCTTATTGGTATTAGAGATACAAGTACGGGTATAGAAATGCCATACAATATTGTTATTAATGTTGCTAAAGCATACCATATTCCAACAACAAAACTATTTGATAAAAAGTTAGATGAAATAATGTCTGAATTAGATGATAAAAAATCTGATGAAGCAGAGGGATTCGTTGTAAACATTGATGGTTTCAAAGTGAAGATAAAATATAACGATTATACATATATACACAAAGCTCTATCTAAATTATCTTCTATAAATCTAGTAATTCGCAGCATTGCTGATGATAAATATGATGATTTATTATCTAAACTTCCAATTGCATATCATAAAAATGTTAAAAAAGTTTCCAATATCGTATTCAATTATATTAAAGAAACAAGAAATAAAATAAGAGAATATTATAATGCAGCACCGAAAAATAGCAAAAAAGATTTCATGTTGTATGTGGATCGAAACGTACCTAAACAATATAAAGGATATTGTAGAGATATGTATTACGGAAAAGATTTTAATGTAATTAAATCTCACGAAGAAACCCAATGTCCACACTACAAAAAATTAAAAGATATGGGTGTTGAAAATTATAATGAATTATTTTTGGAGGATTTAGATGAATAAACCAAAACTTTTTATTATGATTGGCTTATCCGCAGCTGGTAAGTCAACTATTGCAAAAGAATTAGCAAAAGACTATGAAGCTGTTATTGTTTCATCAGATAGTATTAGAAAAGAAATCTGTGGTAATGTATCTGATCAGTCAAAGAACGAAGAAGTGTTTAAACTTTTTCATAAAAGGATTAGAAAATATCTACATGAAAAAAGAAACGTAATCGCTGATGCGACAAATATTACTATGAAATCACGCAGAGCAATTATTAATAATGTGAAGAAAATGGATATTGAGATTATTGCTTACATTGTTCCAAAGAAAATTGAAGATTGTATTAAAGACAACGTAGAAAGAGAATATATTGTACAAGAAGAAGTTATTTATAAGCAAATGAAAAGATTTCAAATTCCGTTTTTAGAAGAAGGATTTGATAAGATTATTGTTCACGATTTTAATTATGATTTACGTTATAAACTTTATCCATTAGAAATTATTGAAAAAATGACAGGATTTGATCAAAAAAATCCGCACCACAATATGTATTTAGAAGACCATTGTGATTTTACATATAACAAGTTTTCAGATTTGGCTCATCCTTATGATGTATATAAAAGCGGTTTTCTTCTTGGTGCAAAAATACATGATTTTGGTAAATTGTGCACGCAGACGATTGATGAAAATGGGATTGCTCATTATTTTGGACATGAAAATGTCGGATCGTATTGTGTTTTAACAACATTGTATAATCCATTTGAAGAATATAATACCGATGTTTTTTTGTTAGATTGTTGTTTTTTAATTAATTATCACATGATGCCTTTTAATTGGAACACGGAAAAAACTAAAAATAAATGGAAAAACATATTTGGCGAAGAAAAGTATAACATGTTATTAAAATTTCATGAGTGTGATAAAGCGAGGTGTGAATAATGAGAAAATTATCTGAAGAAAATTTCGATACAATTAGACAATATAACAAGAATTTGAGTGAATTATATTTGATGGTAGAAAATGGATGTCAATCAGATATTACTGTAGTCGATATGACAGAATGTATGGAGTGTATTTGTTCATTGATAAAAACAAATACAATGGCTAATACATCTACTGATATGCATAAACAAGATATTGAAATTTTACGCGAGATTATTTGTGATCAGGCAATTAAGATTCAGAAACAGAAGAAAGAAATGGAGCGATTTAAATATGAAGATTTGTACAGGAGCATGTAAAAAATGTAGCGAAAAACCGGAGCCAGAGTGCGGAGAGATTTGTAGAGAGATGGCTGAATTGCAACTTGATTTATTAAATGAGATTCTTCTTACAGAACTCACAGAAAAGCAGGCGGACTTAGTAAATAAATGGTGTCATTTATAAAAATAGGAAGGATGACTGATTATATGAAAATTGTATCGAATAAGAAAATGATGACAAATGTAATGAATATTAAATCAGGACATGTATTTTGCTTCAGAGAAACTTACTATATGAAACTTTCAGATATCGGAGAAAATTGTGCGGTGAATTTATTAGATGGACTTGTTTACAGTAACTCATTCTTTAAGTCGGATGTCTATGAAGTTTATGCAGAACTACATGTAAAAGATAATCCTAAAGATAATAATGTAATCGTGCAAGAATAATTTGAAAGACAGCTTTCATTAACAGATTACGAGTGGTCAGTAGAACATATTTGTAAGAATTTAGATATTTTTAAAACGATTCATGATTTGTCAGAAAGAGATATTGATTCTTATAGAGAATTTATCCTAGGTATGGACAATGTAGTAAATATCGAGACGAGAATTTACCAGGGACAGATCCAGTGGAAATACGAAGATAAGAAAAGATGGAATTATATTGAATTGTAAGGAAGAACAAATGAACAAGTCAAATGAATTAAATCTTGGTTTTATATTGCAGCAGAACGGAGGTGGATTTTAGTGATTATTGTATCGTGGATTTTTGTAGGTTTTCTTTCATGGCTGTTTTTGCTTCTTAGTACTTTAAGGAAAAGTGAATATAACAAAGAAGATTTAAAGGATTATTTTAATGTAAGAGATTTATCGTGTATATGTTTATGCGGATGGTTTTCACCTGTAATTATATTTGTAATTATATTACTTTGTTGCATAGCTGATAAATTTGAATCACGAAAGTGTAGTTTTCGTGGATGGTTATACGATATTCTTTATAAAATAGCGAATGTTGGAGTGAATCAAGAAGAGAATAAGAAAAAAGAGGACTAATTATGCTGGTGAGATCAGAGAAAACGTGTAGGACAGTTCAGGACGCAGTTGATTTTATTATGGATGAATGTAAAAACAAAGATATGCGCATTGACCGTCTTGTAAAAGAGAATAAAAGACTGACAGACGAATACGACAAAGATGAAGAAATTCAGAAGATGAATCAACAGTTAGATAATATGAGAGAAGATCTTCTGCGCGGATTTCCAATTACAGAGATTGAAAATGAGAGAATTAAGAAATGGAAGAATGAACACGAAGAAAAAGTTCATGGAATTACAAAATCTTCTAAAAAGATTAGGTATGGTGGAGCAATTGGCGGAAGCTATACATATCATTTTACGCCAACATCAATTGGAGTGTTTGGGACGGTTGAGTGTAGCTGCGGAGTGCGATTTGATTTTTCGGAATTGTGATTAAATAAAATGAAATAAATTTAATATGTGTATAGCTTTATTATTTTTTGACTAATTTTTGTTATAGATATTATAAAACATATAGAAAAGGAGAAATAGGAATGAAGGAAGATTTTTATAAAGCAAATAAGGCTTATGATCTATGTAAGGAGATGTTCAGTGGAATTGGATTAGAAATTTCTAAATCATCTGTATACGAAGATAATAATAACATTGAAATTTCCAGTTACGAAATTTTAGCAAGAAATAAAGTAATCCGAATCTTTTTTAGTGATGGTACACAGGAGAAAGTCACTTGTGACGATAAAGATAAATTTGATTTACAGAGAGGTTTATTTGTCGCTTTATCAAAAAAAATGTATAAAGACAAATATACATTAGAAGGAATTGAGCATATGGCAACAGAACTTTCTTATCAGAAAAAATATGTAAAGATGGTCAACAAGGCAATTAAAGATCATAATAAAAAACTTATTGAAGAAGAGAATAAGAAACACGAAGAAATATTGCAAAAGAAATTAGCTTATGAGAGAAAAGTAAAACGCGATAAGAAAAAGCGTGAGAGGATGATTAACATTCAAAAAGAAGCGTATGTACGCGCCATGAAAGAGATTGGTGATTTACATAAAGAAAGAGGAGAAAAAGGAGAATAGAAAATGTGGGTAGTATTTTTACTTGCAGCAATGGGATTTGCGGTTGCTACCTTGTTGGTAATTTACATCGGAAATAAAGTTGTGAATGCAATGAAAAAAGATGATGCAAAATTGGACAAGGATATCAATAAAGAAAACACAAACGAAAAGGAGAATGTAGCACATGAGTAAAAAGGGATTAGTATTGGGAGTTGTTATAGCTGTAGCAGTTGTAGGAGGAGTGTTTACTGTTAAATCTGTAGAGAGAATTGGAACCGGTAAATTAGGAGTGCAGTATTCAGTAAATGGGATTAAAGAAGAGACATTGTCCGAGGGGTGGCATTTTATTAATCCATTCTTAAAGATTAAGGAATTTTCCATTGGGAATGAACAGCTTGTACTTGAAAAGGGCAAAGAAGATAATTCAATTAAGGTTGCTACTTCAGATGATGCAAGTATTTCAGTAAGTTTTCAGATGTCGTATCGGTATAAACCAGAAGAAGTAGTTTCTACATATAAGAAGTTCCGCGGTATGGACGGAGAAGACATCGTTGATCAGAGAGTGAAATCCGTACTCAAATCGAAAATTTCAGAAGTGACATCTGGATATTCCATGATGGACGTATATTCAGGAAGTCGTACTGAAATTAACAATAAAATTACAGAATATTTAAATGAAGTATTTGGCAAAGAATATGGAATTGAAGTGCTTGACGCGTCCATTATTGATGTTCATCCGGATGACAAATTAAAGGAATCTATCGATGCTAGAGTTAAAGCGCTTCAGGAGAAACAGCAAGCAGAGGCGGAGCAGGAGAAGGTAAAAGTTCAGAAAGAGACTGAAAAAATTCAGGCAGAAGCAGATGCTCAGATTGAAATTACAAAGGCGAAAGCTGAAGCGGAGGCTAACAGATTAAAATCAGAATCGATTACAGACGAACTGATCAGAATGAAAGAAGCAGAAGCTCATATGGAACATGGATTTGTAACAGTCAATGGAGCGAATACTGTTGTAACGGACAAATAAGAGAATAATATATTAGCTGCATATGGTGTCACAGCTATATGCAGTATTCCAAAATGGCAAGTAAAAGGAGAATGAGATTTGAAATCTATTTATGAAGTGAGCAAAAGATTGGTAATAAATGAAGAAATGTTTGTTTACATATCTGATGGTGATTTGAGATACAGATACATAGAGGACAAAGGTGATATGTACGATACGAAAGAAGTTGTTGATGTTGATTCTATTAGAAAAATGATAATTGATGAAATTATCCCTTGGTCAAAAATAAAAAAATCTCTTATAAAAAAGGAAGAAGTATTTAGTTTTTGGGACGAGTTTGTCGTTAAGATAAAAAGTAAAAAAATACAAAATGCATATATACACACCCTTTTTAGTAAAAGGAATAAAACGTTTACATTTGAAGATGCAAAAAAGAAATTGCCATTAGATGAGTTTGTTGAGTATTTAAGGGAGCAGGATCAAAAGATTTTTTAAATGAAACTTTCGTTTCGTAGGAGGTGAATAATATGTCAGTACCATCAGGGTTAGATTTTAGTAATGTAAGACATGTAAGAGTTTGGCATGAACAGTTTGAAGCTATTAAAAATAAAGGTGAATTCTTAATTGTAGAAGATAAGACTAATGGCAAATGTGTATCGTTTACAAGAGATCATGATGAGGAATGCAAACCGAGTGAATCATATTTAGAATTAAAAAAATTATTAGAAGATACAAGAGAAATTGTAAAAAAGCTAGAAAAGAAAAAGGAGAATACGATTATGAGTAGTGAAAAGTTTATTAGTTTGTGTAAGGAAAACGTAGTGAAGTATTTCAACGAAAATTCAGATAAAACAGATAATATGTCTATTACACAGGAAGATGTATATGTTGTTTGGTACTGCAAGACGCTGCAGAACCATAAAGCATTGTTAAGTACAAATATTTCTGATGGCATGTATTATGAGCTTACATATAACGGGGATAAAAATGAATTATACCTGGATGCTTATAAGAAATGGCAGAATGTAAAAATTGATTTGAATGAAGAGGAGTTTAAGTATGGAGAATAATATTACCGTAAATATGGAGAATCTTTCAGAGGAAGAAAGAAAACAGTTGATGAAGCTGATTCAAAAATCTAACGGGTCAAAATGGAAGGTGTGTAAGCCTAAAAACAATGAAAAGTATTTTTTCATATCTGGATGTGGTGTAATTAATAGCTTTAGGTGGATTAATGATTCTACAGATAATGGTTGTTATGGAATTGGTAATTGTTTTAAAACAGAAGAAGAAGCGGAGTTTGCTTTAGAAAAAGCAAAAGTAGAAACAGAGCTTCGACGATTCGCAGAAGAGAATAATGAATACGAAATTGATTGGACAGATGAGGATCAAGAAAAATGGTGTATGTACTATTCTTATATGGATGGAGACGTATATTTTACAGATGCATATTGTCACAAGAGGAATGATATTTATTTTTCATCCAAAAAGATCGGGGCACAAGCGGTTGACTCTATTGGGAAGGAACGCTTAAAGAAATATTATTTTGAAGTTGAGGATTGATTATGTGGGTTAGCAAGATGGAATATGATGCATTACTTCAAACAGTAGAAGATACAAATAAATTAGTTAGAGAAATTTATAGTGATATTTGGTACTATACTCATCTTTACGAAGATTTAAAAGAGCAGTTTGATGAAATTAACAGACATTTTAAATATGGAAACGAAAAAGGTATAGTTGTTGTTAATCCAAAAGGAGATCATTTTGTAGATACTGACAAAGGAAGAAAATGCGTTCATGATTGTTTTTATATCTATAAGAATGGTAGAGAATATAAAGTAAAAGGCGTTCTTTTGGGTGGAAAAGATAATGATCCAGGAGCTATTTTTGAAGCCGAACAGGATATAGACGATGTGGATATTATTAGGCTGAAAGAAACTTATATGGATAAGCATAGAGAGAAGCATGTTAATAAATATGTAATTAACTTAAGAAACTGCAATTGTGTAAAGATTTAAAACAGGGGATGCTATGAAAAAGAATTTTAAAATTACAGGTTTTCCTGCCTTTGTATTTTTATGTATTTGGTTTTTTATTCAATGTTTATTTATGTGTGGAGTCGTAAAATTATTAACGTTAATTTTACATATTGATTTTAATCTGGAATTAACGGTTACGACATTTGTAGTATGTAAAACTTTTCAGATTATTGGATATTTTTGTGGTGTTAGATGGAAATAAAAAAATGAAAGAGGTGTCGAAAGAATTGTGGATTAGCAGAAAAAGATTTAAAGAGTTGGAAGAAAAGTGTAATAAACTAGAAAAAATGAAAGAAGATATAGATCGTGTAAAAAGAATTATGAAGTATGCGAAGAGTAGTGAATTAACTTATGTAGATCAAAAGTGTTATGTATATGTCTACGATACTTTTTGTAGCAAAAATCCATATTATGTTTATTTAAATAATAATGAATATGAAATTTCAGTACCATGTGGACAGAAAATATATGATGTTCAAAAAACTAAAAGTGACAATACAATTATTGTTATGTGTATACAAAACACGACAGATAATGATCCGGTTTATTATAATTATCTTGTCGATTTAAAATCAGATAATAAAGTATGCATTACATTAGACGAAGTAAATAGATTGAAAATTTAGTTTCATTAAGGAGTGAATTAAATATGGTAGAATTTGATATTAATTATGAAGAATTAGAAGAAATGTCTTTGGAAGAAGCGCAGAAAATTGTGAAAGAATTTGACGAGTGTAATTTAGAAGATTCTGGAGCGGTTTTAAATAGTAAAAAATACAAAACAGAATTATTAGAAGACGAAAATTGGGATGACCAAGGGAAATATCAATACAAATATCAGACAGGTATTTTGTGTGAGTGCGATGGCAACTGGAATACTGTTAAGAAATTTGATATTGCATTAACTCTGTGTATTATTCGTTCAGGATCATATTTTAGCGATTATTATTATGAGTATGAAAAACCGGAAGTACATAAAATCGTAAAGAAGGTTATTCCTGAACAGATTATCCCGGAGAGAACAGTAGTTACGATTGATGAGGAGAATGAATAATGGGAGTAGAATTTTATACATGTGATAATTGCGGATCAACATTTCCAGATTGTGGAGAATACGTATCATGTGAAACTTGTTGGACAAAATGGTGTTGTGATGAATGCGCTGAAGAAGATGGTTATGTGAGAGAGCATTGTAAATTGCATCCAGATTTAGATGATTACGACCTTATGTATGAATATAGAAAAAAACATTGTAAATACGACAGTTGTACAGACTGTGAGCATTATGTACCGGATAGCTGCAAGTATTGTAGAAAAGAAGATTATACTGACAATGTGTTACTGGATTATTGTATGGAACTGCTCGGTGTTACAAGAGATCAGCTAGTTGAAAAATATAATAATAGGTAAAGAGTATGAATCTAAAACAAATTAAAGAAACAGTAAAACGACAAGAATACAATTTCTTAAAAGAGAATAAGCACTTAGGCAATAATATTATTTTGCTTACGCTTGGTGGCAGTCACGCATACGGAATGGACAAAGAGGATAGTGATATTGATTTAAGAGGAGTTTCTCTAAATAGTAAAGGAGAAATTCTTCTTGGGAAAGACTTTGAACAAGTTGTGGAAACAAATACAGATACGACAGTTTATTCATTTAATAAAATTTTACAGTTACTAAAATCAAACAATCCTAACACTATCGAAATTTTAGGATGCAAACCCGAACATTATTTATATCTGTCTGATGTTGGTAGAGAGTTATTAAATAATAGAAAAATGTTTTTATCTAAGATTTGTATTAATTCTTTTGCCGGATACGCTTCAAGTCAATTAAGGCGTATGGAGAACAAAGCTGCTAGATTAGTTGGACAGACACAAAACGAAGAGTACATTTTAAAATCAATCAATAATGCAAGCTATGATTTTAAAAACCGTTACTTCCCAATGAATGATAGTTCAGTCAAACTATATACAGATAAAGCAGTACAGGAAGGTTATGATACTGAAATTTTTATGGACATTGATTTAAAGCATTATCCACTAAGAGATTGGACTGGAATGTGGAATGAGATGAAAGCTATTGTAAGCAGCTATAACAAAATCGGTAGACGAAACGAAAAAGCAATGAACAAGGACAAACTTGGAAAGCATATGGCTCATTTGATCAGATTATACATGATGTGCATTGATATTCTTGAAAAAGAAGAAATTATTACTTATCGAGAAAACGAACATGATCTACTTATGAGCATACGAAACGGAGAATACTTAGATAGTAACAGGCAACCAACTTCTGAATTTTATGATTTGTTAAATGAATATGAAAAACGATTCGATTATGCTAAAGAGAATACTTCACTGCCAGATGTGCCGTATTACAAGAGAATTGAAGAGTTTAAAATGTATGTAAATGAAAGAATTGTGAAAGGAGATATTTAATGGAAATTTCTGAAAAACTGAAAGAACGTTTCTGTAAAGATTGTAATATTCCATTGAAACTATTTAAGGAGTCGTATTTTACAGACAGACTTCAATTATATGATAACTATTACAATACATTGGATAAGTGGAATACTTTTACAAGAGAATTAGAAAAGTATAAATGCGAGCAGGATTATTTTGAAGAATATAACCGCGTGAAAGATGCTGCAATTAGTGATATTAAAGATTCTGATGGTTACAAGAGTTTTAATGAAGAAGATATGAATAAATATTCTGTAAAACATTCAAATCTCCCAAGTAAGGACATTTTTAAACCTTCAAATGACGGCAAGCCATTCATTAGTATCGATATGAAAAAAGCAAATTTTTCAGCATTAAAACATTATGATAGAAGCATTTTTAGAAATGCAGATACATGGGAAGAGTTTATTGGAAGGTACACAGAGAATAAACATATTATCAATAGCAAATACATCAGACAAGTTATTTTAGGAAACTGTAATCCCAAAAGGCATATTGCTTATGAGAAATATTTAATGGACGGTATCTTAGATTATATACAAAAGTTTTTTCTCCCTGTTTCCAAATGTGTTTTCTTTTCAAATGACGAAATTATTTTTGATATAAGTGATGTACATAAAAGTACTATCAAATTTTTAAAGTCATCTCTATTGAAAGAAAGTATAGTTCCAGTTAAAAGCGAAGTGTTTTTTCTTTGTAAAATTAACGGGACAAAAGGATATTACAAAGAAGTTGAAGACCACATAGTTAAATTTAAGTGTTTAAATGATTATGAACTTCCATTTGTGCTTAGAAAATTTCAGAATCAAGAAATTACCGAAAACGATAAAGTATTTTATCATGAAGGGCTACTATCAAAATTTATTGAAGTACCGAAAATTGAAATTTATAGGTAAAAATATATGACAAATGCGGATTTTATAAAAGAACAATTAGCAAGATTAAGTGACAGAGAAATTGCAGAAATTGTGTATCGATATTATGGGATTAAGACATCTGGAATAGAATATCCAAAAATACTTAAAGCAGCAAGAGCAGCATTTAGTAAATGGGCTAATAGCGTTGGCAATAAATCAAATTATGTAAAAGATGATGGTTCAATTCCTTCTATTTGGGCATGGGAAAGATGGCATATGCCAAATGGGAACTGGGAGAATAAAGGAAGGACAACAGAGGTGTCTTTACAAGTTTGGCTGACGATGCAATATAACGAGGAGGATTGGAAGGATGATTAAATTATTCACACATAATGATCTTGATGGAATTGGTTGTACAGTTCTGGCACGATTAACATTCAGTGAAAATGTAGACATTACATATTGTGACTATGATGAAGTAGATACACTTGTAAGAGAATATATCACCAAAATGGACAAAGGTCATGATACATGTTTTATTACAGACATTAGTATTAAGGATGATTTGGCTTCTGTGATTGACAGGGAATATAAAAATAATTTTAAATTATTTGACCATCACAAAACAGCATTAGAACTCAATAAATATGATTGGTGTACTGTTAAAACAGAGAATAATGATACAGGACTTATGACAAGCGGTATAGAATTATTTAGTAAATACCTAATTGACCATAAATATTTAGATATGGATGTAAGCGATTTTGTAAGAATTGTAACAGATTACGACACATGGAGATGGTCAACACTTGGCAAAGAAGGACAAGTTTCAAAAGATATAAATGACCTGATGTATTTATATGGAAGAGAAAGATTTGAAACATGGTGTATTAGAAGTATTGAATCTGGCAGATTTCCTCGTTTTGATGAAGAATCAAGCTTGATGTTGACTTTTAATAAAAATGAAATTGAGAAGTACATCAAAGAAAAAGATAAAACAATTATTGTTAGCTGTAACAGAGAATATAAGTATGGAATTGTTTTTGCAGATAAATACATCAGCGAGCTAGGAAATGAACTATGTAAATTAAATAGAGAACTCGATTATATTGCAATTGTAAATATGAGTACACAATCAGTTTCGTACAGGACAATAAGAGATGATATTGGTATGGGTATGATTGCTAAAAAATATGGTGGAGGTGGTCATCCTAAAGCAGCAGGGTCTAAATTTGATGCTTATAAAGTTACAAAATTTCTTGATGGATTATTAGATTAGAGGAGAATAAGATATATGACGATATTAAATATTATTATGTGTCATTTGATCGGTGACTACGTTTTACAATGTGATTTTATTGCAAAGACAAAAGGTCAGAACTGGTATCACTTGTTTGTACACTGTCTTCTGTATTGTGTCCCATTTTATATTGTGTTTGGATTTACATGGCAGCTACCAATTGTTTTTATTGTTCATGTAGTAACAGATGCATTAAAAGCAAGATGGAATAAAATAACTTATACTCAGGATCAAATTATACATTATGTGATTGCACTTATTTACTTGGTTTGTTGATAGTAAAAAAATGAAAGAAGCATTATTTCATAAGGAGAATAAGATGAAATTAACAAGAAAAGAAACAGTTTCATGGCACAGAAAAATGTGGAATTGGATTGCTGACAGGATTGAAGAAGAAAAAGAATATCAACATATTAACGTTTTAAAAAAAGAATATTGTGAAGGAAAAGGGTTTTATTATGTAACAAGTAATTGTTTTTGTTGTGAATATACAAAATACATTTGTGATTATTGTCCTATTGAGTGGAAAAGTGAGGTTGAAGATTTTATGTGTATGCAAAAATATGAAGAAGATGATGACGAAGGATTATATGCATTATGTTGTAATGAACTAGATTGGGAAGAACAGGCAAAATTAGCAAGACAAATTGCAAATTTACCAGAAAGACAGGATTTGTAATATGGATAGGCTTACATATAAAACAGAACTAGGTATTTGATTGTGGAGAATAAGAAATGGGAAATGAGTTAATAAAAAAAGAAGATGTATTGAATCTTTTGTATGGCTTCAAAGATGACGATGAGGCTCCTAAAAATTATGGAACATTGTTAGACATCATCCGTTTTGTTAGAGTCATGCCTGGGATTACAACAGAACATATACATGAATTGGAATCTCGTGATACAGCGAAGAAACCAAGTATCGAGGGAGACGGGTATGCCCCAGATGGAACATTTATATGGGACATATGGATCTGTCCAAACTGTAATGAACATTATGAAATTGATTATGATGAATATGATTTTTGTCCGAAGTGTGGACAAAGAATTGACAAGAGTGAATTAGAATAAAATGGCGAATAAGATGTGCAATAATATAAAAATTCAAAAATTTGTATTTCACGAACCCGCATGGTTGCTACGTTTGTTGGGGGGTGAAAATCGAATGAAACTGGAATTTCATACAAACAAAAACGAGATTAAGGTTATATCTCATCCGAAAAACAAGAAAGAGCTTTGGAGAGATATGCATAAAGTATTAGATGACAGAGGATTCAAGACATATTACCAAAGATTATATCTTAAGAATGATAAGCTAAAAATAGATTTTGGATCACACACAGAATTCTTCTATGTAACTGATTTGACAGTTGCAGATCTAAGAGAATTATCAATTGAGTAAGATAATTCACATATAAAATTGCAAACTATAAATGAGCAAATCCAAAATATTGCACAAAATAAGGACACCCTCTGATGAATAATGTATAATTGAAGTATCAACAAACAACATACTCACTCAAACAAGGGGGTGTCCATTGCAAACAGTATACATCATTCCAACCATATTTACAATTACTTTAAGACATTAAATCTCGGATTATTTTTATCTGATGTGTATCTGAACCATTTGATGGCCATTATCCTTTCCGTTTTTCTCCGGGGATACCGCGGGAAAACTGTGGATTTCCAAGAAGTAAGCCATTGTCACAGGACTACCACGGCTTATTTTCTGAATCATGGCAAATGGGATGACATTGCTTTACAGGATACCCTCAAAAGGAGCATCCTCCATATTATTTACAGGGAAGCTCAGCGTTCCGGACAGCCTGTTTACTGTATTGTGGATGATACCATTGCTTCACATACCCGGCCTTCGTCACAGGCTCTACATCCAATCGAAGCAGCGTATTTTCACCAATCACATTTAAAAGGCCGTCAGGATTACGGGCATCAGGTTGTTTCTGTCATGCTTTCCTGCAATGGGATTACCCTGAATTATGCAGTCATACTGTACGATAAATCAAAATCCAAGATTCAGATCGTAAAAGAGATTGCAGAAGAGCTTCCCATTGCACCGGTAGTTTCCTATTTTCTTTGTGACAGCTGGTATACTTCTTCAAAGGTAATGGACAGCTTTATACGGAAAGGTTTTTATACGATAGGTGCGTTAAAGACCAACCGTATTCTCTATCCATGGGGAATCCGTCAGAAAGCCAGTTTGTTTGCCCTTCATTTGCGGAAAACAGATCCGGGAGTCAGCCTCGTGACCGTTGGCGGCCGTCAATTCTATGTGTACCGCTATGAAGGGGAGCTAAATGGCATTCCCAATGCAGCTGTTATCATCAGCTATCCGAAGGATGCGTTTGGGAATCCCAAAGCACTGCGGTTATTTCTCTCTACGGATGTCAGTCTGTCAACTCTGGAGATACTGGAGACTTATATCAAACGGTGGCCGATCGAATTATTTTTCCGTCAAAGCAAAAGTAAACTGGCACTGGATAAATATCAGCTCCGCTCCCGTCAGGGAATCCAAAGATATTGGTTGATTATGTCGCTGGTTCATTTTTTGTGTTGCATGCATTCTGGAAGCAATTGTGCTTTTGAAGAAGGTTATGCTTTTTTACAGAAACAGCTAAAGCAGGAACAGCTCACAAATCTGTACCGGTTTATCAAAAGTGGTGCTTCAATTGAAGCTGTTATGGAGTTAGCAGGATAACTTTGTGCAAAATTTGATATTTGCTCATTTATAGTTGCAAATCAATAGTTTCTATAAATCACAATTATAGAATTGAATATTTTAAAAATTTGTCGTGAAAGAGCGACAGTTTCTTAAATGCACCCATTTTCGGGGTTTACATAGAAATTTACATATTAGTAACTCTATGTTCCGGCTGCTACGCGGTCGTTCACATATAAAAAATATACATTTAGAAGGAGATTGAATTTATGGCAAGAAAAGAAAAGGCAGTATTAGAGAAAAAAGGATGGGCAAATTCATTTGTGTTAGTTGGAGAGGCAAAGATTAATGCTGATTATACATACAAATTGGACGAGCGTTCCGAGAAATCTGATTGGGTTTATAACTCCTTAAATCTTGGAGTTGATTGTGGTGATGTGTGTGGAACAGTTTATGCAGAACTCATGGGTGGATATGGTGCAGAACGTGACAATGTTGTTTATGTGCATGGAAAAGACGAAGACGGAAAAGACGATTTCGAAAACAGATTCACAATTGATTGGGATGATAGATTTGATGAAAAAATTCTGGAATCTGTAGGTGATTTATGCTTCATGACTGTTGGTCTTGAAAAAGATAAAAATGGAAAAGTATTTTATAAGAAATTCTTAACACCATATGACATGATTGCTTATATCAATGAAAACCTTGAGGATGGAATGGTTGTTAATGTAAAAGGACAGCTTAAATATTCTTCATACGAAGGAAATGTAAAAGTAAGAAAAGAGATTTCTAGTCTTGTGCTTTCCAAAGCAGATGACAGAAGTAAGTATCATGCCAACTTCACACAGACAATGTTGCTTACAAGGGATAGCGTTGGAAAGCCGGACAAATCAACAGGAATTTTACCTATCTATGCAAAGATTCTCGATTATGTAAAAGAGTACAAAGGTAAAGAAGTTAGATGCAATATCCCATATGACAAAGCATTTGAGTATGAACTTGACCTAACTAAACCAGAAATTTCACAGAAAGTAATTGAAAAACTTTTCAAGGTAAAAAGAGGAGTTACAGAGATTACATTTGAAGGAGATCTGATTGAGGGCGGCGCAGTTGTAACAGCAACAGAAGATGACATTCCTGATGATGTTAAAACCCTTATTGAGATTGGAGTATTTACATTAGAAGAAGCTCTTCAGAAATGTACAGTGAATTCAGGAAAAGAAAAGAGAATGGTTATTAGAAAACCATTGATTAAAAATGTTGAAGGGAAAGACGGGGCAAAAACACCAGTGCTTCAGAAGTTTGAACAGAAATATGATGAAGATGATTTAACTCTTGATTTTATGTATGAAGAAGAATCAGAAGATGCAGTTGAAGATACTCATGGAGAAGATGAGACAAATGAGGAGGCAACAAATCCAAACGATATGTCTTGGCTTGATGCACTTGGTTAAAATACACAACTTAAGATAAACACAAATAAGAAACTATAAATATGAATTGCAAACAAGTCTATGCAGTACATAACTGCATAGACAGAAAATAATACAAAACACAATACATTTAATTTTGGAGGACAACAACTTATGGCAAGAAGATTTGGAAAGAAAAATGAAGTAAAAATTGATCCGCTTAAATATAACATTTGTTTATTAGGGGAACCTAAAATTGGAAAGACAACACTTATTAAAGAAGTATGTGAAAAGTTAGCAGGAGAAGAAGGATACATTTTTCTTGAGATGAATGGAGAAGCCGGTGCAGATGCAATCGAAGGAATTGTGTATGAAGATTGTGATGAATGGGCAGATGTAGAAGATATCGTAGAAGATATTATTGATAATAAAACGACAGATTATGCAGATTTAAGAGCAATTGTGGTGGATACATACGATGGTTGGATTAAGTTGGCAGAGCAGGAAGCGATTAGATTGTGGAACAAAGACCACATGGATAAAAAGGCAGATACAATTGATGGAGCATGGAATGGATTCCAGAAAGGTCAGGCAAAAGCATTTGAGCTTATGTTCAATATCATTAAAGATTTAAGAAAAGTTGGTGTAGCAACAATTGTTATTGGACATGTAAAGAACAAAGAAGTAACAGATATTGCAACAGGAACAACTTATCAGACATTAACATCAGATGTTGAAAAGGTTTATTTCAATCTACTGAAAAAGAAAATGCATTTCCTTGGACTTGGGTACTATGACAGAACAATTGTTACAGAAAAAACCGGAAAGAAAAACATTGTAACAAAAAAAGATATCACTGTAAATAAAATTGTTGATCAGCATAGAAAAATCAAGTTTAGAGATGACAATATGGCGTTAGACAGCGGATCCCGTTTTGCAGATATTGTTGATGAGGTTGCATTTGATACAGATGAATTTATCCAGGCGATTACAGATGCAATTAAAGCAGAACAGGCTAAATCTGGGAAAACATTTGAACAGTCTGAAAAAGAACAGGCAGAAAAAGAAGCAGAAGAGATGAAAGAGCTTGCGAAAAAAGAGGCTGAGAAAAAGGAAGAGAAAAAAATCGAATCTGTAATCGAACAGATTAAAGATTTTATTAAAGATAACAAAGGAAATATGGAAGCAATCAAGCCTCTTCTTGAGTTTTCAAAAGAACACGGATATACAAATCCAACTTTGATTGATGATTTAGCAATTGCTGAACAGGCGTTAAAAATTGTTGCTTAAGGTGGTGATGTAATGAGAGTAAAGCCTGAACCGATAAAGATGACAGAAGTTGAGAAAAAAGAGTGGAGTGAATTGTATAACTATGTAAAAAAGGAGATCTTATTTTACGACGATAATCAAAACATTCCACAAAACATTTGCAGAAAATTAAAAGGGATAAGAACGGGAAAGTTTATCGAAAATAGACTTATTGAAAATCAGGCTGAGTATCCATACAAAATCATTTTATACACATTCCAGATATGCAGACCAAGAATATTGGCTGCATTATCTGGAAAAACATTTGAGTCAGAAATGCAAAAGGTTAATTACATTTGTGCAATTGTAAAAAACAATATTAATGACGTTTATGAGATGGTTAAAAGAAAAGAACGCAATGATGAAAAAGTCGAAAATATGGATACTGAAATTCTGACACATAAAGCAGCTCATTACCAAACAAAGACCAAAGAATTGAAGAACGACAAATTGAAAAATTTATGGTAAGGAGCGTAGTAACAAATGGCAACAAAAACAAACGCAAAAAAATTAACACCATTTGAAAAGGAATTAATTGAAACTATCAAACAAGTAAACAAATATAAAGAAGCTGATGAGGCAAATATTGTTGCGATTTTATACAAAAATTCAGATTTGATTTATGAGACAAATTTGCATTTAGAAGAGTTTGGCAATAATGTTTGGAGAGTTTACTGGACAATTGCGGATGACATTATAAAGGTAGAAAAGAAAAAAACATTAGATGAAATTACTGTTGGTTTGTATCTTGAAAAGCATCCAAAGTTAAGAGAAAAATATGATGAGTATGGTGGATATGAAACTATCGAAGCGGCAGGAGGATATGTAAAATCAGAAAATCTTTACGGATATATTGACGAACTTCGTAAATGGAATAGCGTAATTAAATTGGCAAAGATGCGTTGTGCAGTTAATGACAGATTAAGTGATTATTGCGATATGACCGCAGAGGAAATTTACAATGAGTGGGAAGCACAGCTCAACGATATTTTTTCAAACATTGATTACGATGTAAAAAGCTACGACATTTGTGACGGAATATACGAGTTGATTGAGAAATTGGACGAGGGGTATGCAGTCGGTCTTCCATATAACAATATGGATATTATTACGAAAGAAACCGGTGGTCAATATCTGGGGAGTATTACTTTGGTTGGCGGTTTGAGTAATGTCGGCAAATCAACGTTTGCAAGAAATGCAGTTATCCCAACAGCCATAAAAGAAAAAGAAAGAATTGTAATCATTGTTAATGAGGACGGTTTAGGAAAGTGGCAGAGGGAGCTTCTTGTATTTGTAGCAAATAACATCATTAAAGATGATCTACAGAAGCATGTTGTAAGAGATGGACATTTTGAAAAAGGAACAAAAGAAATTCTATACAAGGCAGCAGATTGGCTAAAAGAGCAAACAGACAATCATATCATTACAATTCTTCCATTCCAACAATATAAAACAGAAAATGCGATAAAAACAATAAAGAAATACTCAAGTATGGGAGTTAAGTATTTTCTTTTGGATACATTTAAACTTGACGCAGGTAATGTAAGTGAAAAATCATGGCTTGAAATGCAACAGAACATGGTAAAGATTAATGATGTTATTAAGCCAGAGGCGAAAAACCTTCATATTTTAATTACATTTCAGCTGGCAAAGGGTAGTGTGAAGCAAAGGTATTATACACAGGATAATATCGGGATGTCTAAAAATATCATTGATGTTGCATCAACATGTATCATGATTCGTGATTTATACGACGATGAATATACAGGGGAAAAGAGAGAATTAAGAGTATATAAATTAGAAGGTAAAAATGGAAAGACGAAAATTCCAGTAAAACTTGATAAGGACAAACATTATCAGATTCTATTTATTATTAAGAATCGTGAAGGTTCAGCAAATAGATATCAGGTAGTAATCGAGCATGATATGTCCAGAAATATTATCAAAGAGGTTGGAATAACAAATGTTCCAGTAGACTTTTAGGAAGGCGGTAAACAGTGTTGTGACGATTAGCGAATTAAAAACTTACATATATAAAGAAAATAAGATTGAGTTTGTGTTACAAGAGATAGGTTGTCACCACATTGTTTACCATCAAAACAAAGAATATTATTCGTGCGGAAATATAGATGGCGACAACAAATCATGTGTGACTGTAAAAAATAACGAATATTTAAATGTCACAGATTATACAAGGGAAACATTTTTTGATGATAAATCAGACATAATCACACTCGTTCAATACAATTTATATGCCAAACATAAGAAGCATACGACATGGGAAGCTGTAAAAAATTTACACAAGATTTTAGATCTTGAACTTTCATTCAAAAGGAAAGAAAAGAAAAAAGAAAAAATAGACCCATTACAGATATTTAAAAAGGTTAAAACAAGGCGAAAAAAGGTTAATGTACTTGATTTTGAAGTGCGTGATGAGAAAGAGCTTGATACATTTGTTCCTTATATACATATAGACTGGTATAAAGAAGGTGTCATGCCGTGGACGGTCAAAAAATTTAGTCTTGGATACAGCTATAAATACAAGAGAAATGTAATTCCATTACGGTATTGGCTTACCGGCGAGTTAATGGGATACAACATGAGGACAACGGTTGAAAATTATGATCTATTCGATATCAAAAAATATTACATTACTCCAGGATATCCAAAGCAAATCAACTTATATGGTTTATATGAAAATAGAGAGTCGATTGAAAAATCAAATTATGTCGTGGTTGTAGAAAGTGAAAAATCTGTATTAAAAAGAGACAGTCTTTGTGATTCGACATGCGTTGCTGTTTCTGGACATGAAATATCAGATGAACAGGCAAGGATATTAATCGGTTTAAATAAGGAAATAATTATCTGTTTTGATAAGGATATTGATATTAATCATGTAAGACATTGCTGCGAGAAATTCTATCATATTAGAAAAGTGAGCTATATGTACGACAGATGGGGAATCATAGGTGATAAAGATTCGCCGGCAGATGCGCGAAATCAGATATATGAGTTCATGGTGAAATACAGGACTGTATATGACGATCATGAACACAAAGAATATTTAAAATCGTTACGAAAGTAGGTGTTTATCATAGGAAGAAAAACAAGAGAAGAATTGAAAGAGATTATGTCTTATTACAAAACTGATCGATTATGGAGTTGGTCTAAATTCAATGCATACCATACATCTCCATATGAGTACTATCTTAAATATATTAAGCATGTTCCAGAAGACAGAGATGATTGTATTTATGTGGTAACTGGTGGAATGTCACATGATATTATGGAAAACTTGTATTTAGGACATATTAAATATGAAGAAATGGATGAAAAATTTGAAGATTCTTGGTTAACCGCAGAAGTGGCGGATCTAAAATTTGACAGAAATGACGAAAAGAAAAATGAAAGTGTCAAACAAAAATATTATGAATGTCTAAAGCATTTCTTTAATCATCACAAAATGTTTAAACAGCATATGGAAATCGAAAGATTTGTTACTGCAAAAATTGGGAACAACGTATTCCAGGGATATATTGATGCTGTTTATAAGGATGATGACGGTAATTATCATATCTTAGATTGGAAAACAAGTTCCATTTACAAAGGTAAAAAAGCAGAAAACGAATGCGGACAGTTAATAGTGTATGCAATTGCTCTGAATCAAATGGGGATTCCAATGGACAAGATTCGTATCTCATGGGATTTTCTAAAGTATGTCTCAATTGATTGTCAGCAAGCAAATGGGAAATGGACAACGAGAGAAATTGAAAGAAATCAGATTGGTGTAAAATTGCAGACCAGTGTGAAGATGTGGCTAAAAAAATGTGGATATGAGAAGAAACAGTTGGAGTATCTTGATCTTCTTATGCAGACAAATGACATCAAATGTCTTCCGGAAGAGGTGCAAGAAAAATATAAAATGAATGATTGTATTGTAACAGTTCCGATCACAGATGAGCTTTTGAATAAATGGAAGACAGATATCATTGATACAATTTCTGAAATTGAAGAAAAAGAAGATAGATATCAGAAGCTAAAAGACAGTAATTTGTCAGAAGCAGAAAATGAATTCTGGGACTCAGACGATCAGGTAGAGAAACAAAGCTATTACTTTTCTACATTGTGTGCTTACTCTCCGAATGTACATCTACCATATAAAAAATATTTGGATAAGCTAAATGCTAAGAAAGAGCAGCAGGATAATATTTTTGCAGGTGTTGGAGCGGACATTACATCTAATACACAGGGCGAAATACTGGGCGAGGACGATATGTCTTGGTTAAATGATTTATAGAACTGAGGTGAGTAAGTGGAGAAGAATTATGTAGTTTATCATTTACATAGTGATTTATCGAATGGAGTCACAAATATCGATAGTGTTACAAAATACAACGAATATATTGACTATGCAAAATCTCTTGGTATGAAAGCGATGGCGTTCTCAGAACATGGAAGTGTTCTTGAATGGGTTCACAAGAAAAACGCGATTGAAAAGGCTGGTATGAAATATATTCATGCAGAAGAATTCTATGTAACAAAAGAATTGTATCAATATCCTGATGATACCGAATTATGTGAATCATTATTGGGTACTGATCCAGAAGAAGCGCAGAATAAAATATATGAGTTTTTAGAAGAAAATAAATTCCAAGTTCGTGATAATTATCATTGTGTGCTAATTGCTAAAAATTATGAAGGTGTAAAGGAGCTGAATGCTTTATCTTCAAAGGCTTTTGTAAGAGATGGTCATTTTTATTATCAACCTAGAATTTCGTTTGAAGAGCTAATAAATACTTCTGAAAATATTTTAATCACAACAGCTTGTATTGGAGGGATTTTAGCAAGTGGAACACCTGATATTCAAGAAGATTTTCTGAACTTTCTTATCAAAAATAAAGATAGATGCTATTTAGAAATTCAACATCATTGTGACGATATGCAGATAAAGTATAATCAATATCTTGTGAAAATTTCTGAGCAATATGGTATTCCACTTATTGCAGGAACAGATACACATTCCTTAAATGATGAGCATATGCGTGGACGAGCTATTATGCAGAAAAGCAAAGATGTTAAATTTGATAGTGAATCTGCATGGGATATGACCTTTAAAAGTTATGATGAATTAGTATCGGCATATGAAAAACAATTTGCTATTGCAAAAGATGTTTATCTAAAAGCAATAGAAGAAACAAATAGAATGGCTGACAGGATTGAAGAATTCAAGCTTGATTATTCATATAAATATCCAAAGTTGTATGACGATTCTTTGTTAGAAATAAAAAAGAAAATAGCGTCAGGGATTAAATGGAGAGGTATTGACAAAAAGAAGAATTATAAAGAATACCAAGACAGAATTGTATATGAATTGAAAACATACATTCATAACAATGCATTAGACTTTATGCTTTTAGAGGAAGATTATAAAACGGAATTAAGAAAAAATGGAGTTAAATATGGATATTCAAGAGGTTCTGTTTCTGGAAGCTTAATTGCATATTTATTAGGAATTACAGAAGTTGATCCAATAAGATTTAATCTGAACTTCGAGCGATTCATGAATGAGGAGAGAGTTAGTCTTGCCGATATCGATTCAGATTGGTTTAAAGAAGATAGATGGAAAGTAAGAGAATATCTATTCAATAGAGAAAAATTACATTGTTGTAACATCATTACATTTAATACTGTCAAGATGAAAGGTGCAATCAAAGATGTTGGACGTGCGTTAGGGATGACTCCACAAGAAACACAGGTATTGTCAAATCTTGTTCAGGAAGATGAGAATAAACATGAATTTGTAGAAGAAAAATATCGCTTGCAATACTCAGAGCTGTTTGAGTATGTGGATATCGTAGTTGGCACGATCACAAGTTTAGGTAGACATGCGGCGGGGTTAGTTGTAGCTCCTTATCCAGTAGATGATGTATTTGGGACGTTATATATTTCGTCAGACGAAAAACCTATTTCGCAAATTAATATGAAAGAAATCGACTCGTTAAATTTCGTAAAACTTGATGTATTGGGATTAGATTGTGTTGGGCTTATCTACAAGACATGTGATGCGGTAGGAATTCCGTTTTTGACACCTGATAATCTGGATTTTGAGGATAAAGGAGTATGGGAAGATATTGCAAAAGATACAACTTTAATATTTCAGTTTGAATCTGATTTTGCTGGATCGTATCTTAGAGATATTCTACGACCACAGGTTATTGAAAAAATTAAAGAGAAAAATCCTGATTTATCATACATCGATCTGATGAGTATGGCTAATGGAGCAATTCGACCGGCTGGTGAATCATACAGAACAAAATTGGCAGCAGGTATTTATCGAGACAATGGTAATGATGAGTTAAACAAATTCTTGGCACCTACACTCGGATTTTTGGTGTATCAAGAACAGATTATTGAATTCTTACATAGGTTTTGTGGATTTACAATGGGAGAAGCTGATATTGTACGTCGTCACTTTAGTAAGAAAACTGGAACTGAAACAGATATTCCGATTATAAAAGACGGCGGATATATGACCAATATAGATGGTAAAAAATCTGAACACTATATTAAAGGTTTTATAAAGACAATGAAAGATGATTATGATGTAGAACAAGAAGATGCAGAACAGATTATTGAATCATTTTTACAAGTTATTATTGATGCATCTAATTATTTGTTTTCAAAGAATCATGCCGACCCATATTCATTTTTAGGATTTGCATGTGGATATTTACGACATTATTACCCGTTAGAGACTCTCACAACGGCTTTAAATATATATGCATCTGACGATGAAAAATCTCTAAAAATCAAAGAATATGTTATATCAAAAGGTTATGAAATTCTTCCAATTCAGTTCAGAAAATCAAAAGCTGAATATCAGTTTGACAAAAATAGCAATTCGATATATCAAGGAATATCCTCCATTAAATTCTGTAATGAAAAAATTGCAGATGAATTGTACGAATTAGGGAATAATGAATATAGCAATTTCTTTGAGTTGTTATTTGATATCGATGAAAAAACTTCTGTCAATTCAAAACAGCTTATGATTTTAACAGGTTTAAATTTCTTTAAGGAGTTTGGTGAAAATAAATATCTTTTGAAATTAATACAATATTTTGATAAATTTGCTCGTAAAAAACAAATTAACAAAAAGAAGCTCGAAGAACTTGGAGTAACAGAATTTTTGATGAAAAAATATTCAGGGAAAGAAACCGCTACGTTGTTTAAGGAATTAGATAATATTGGATTGCTATGTGAATTAAGTAGACAAGTAGAGAATAAAGCAATGGGGATTATAGAGTCTATGAAATTTGAAAAAGAATATCTTGGTTCAATTTTATATACTAATTCACAAGTTTCTCCACTTTATTATATGGTTACAGATTTCAAAACTTACAAAGATACGACAAAACCATATATTACAGCGAGACAAATTAGAACTGGCAAAGAAATTAAAACCCGAATTAAGCAAGGAAGAATTTTCAAGGAAGACCCATTTGGTCAGTGGTCTGTTCTTAAAATAAATGACTTCGCTCAAGAGTTTAAGAAACGACCAAATGCAGAAGGTAAGTGGGAAGCGACAGACGAATTAGAAGATATCCTTACAGAGTATGAGGTGATTAGGTGATGAAAAATTATGGATAAAAAAGAAGTTAAATTTAAATGTTCTGTGGTTAGAAAGACATATGACGGTGGAGATTTTAAAATCTACGCCGTTGATGTTGACAAAAATAAATATCCGGATATAAAGCTCACAAAATATGGCAATGTTACTTTAACAGGTGAGATTCACGAACTTGGTATTGGATCAAATTATGAAGTTGCTGCAGTTGAACAGTTATCTAAATATGGATACGGTTACAAGGTAACAAACATTAAGAGAGATAGACCAACGAGCGCCGAAGAAACATATATCTTTTTAAGAGAAATTCTCACAGAAAATCAAGCCGATGTTCTATGCGAGGTTTATCCAGACATTGTAGATAGGGTAATCAATAATAGATTAGAGGATATTGATTTAAACAAAACACCAGGTATCAAAGAGTATACGTTTGAAGTAATCAAAAATAAGATTGTTGAGAATTTTTGTCTTGCAGAAATTGTTACGGAATTTCAAGGAATGCTAACTCTATCTATGGTAAAAAAACTGCATGAAAAATACTCGTCTGTACAAATGATAAAACAAAAAATGAGAGAAGATCCGTATAAGTGTTTATGTGGATTAGCAAGAGTTGGTTTTAAAACAGCGGATTCTATTCTGCTAGAGCTAGAAAGAGAATCTATAAACAACATTAAAAATGGTAAAACCCCGATTATAGAATTTTCTTGTGATTTAAAAACGAGCAAGCAAAGATGTTTGTCATGTGTGTTGTATTTATTGGAAGAGAATGAAAATGATGGACATACAGTAATGAATATTGTTGATTTAAGAAATCAATGTATGAAACTAACCCCAGCTTGTTCTGACTTGTTTGTTGATTGCATCAAACATGAAAGCATTATTTACGATAAAGATACAATGTGTGTATCATTGAAATCTACATACGAAACAGAGAGCGCTATTGCAGAAACGATAATTGATGGATTAAAGAACAATATTTCATGGGATTACGATATCGAGAAATATAGAATCATTAATAATGATTGTGAGTTATCAGATGAACAAATAAAGATTCTTGAATACATATGTAAATATAATATTTGTATTCTAAATGGATCCGGCGGTACAGGAAAAACATTTTCTACACAAGCAATTATACATATGTTAAAAGACAATAATAAATCATATGAACTGTTTTCTCCTACTGGAAAAGCTGCGAAAGTCTTGTCAGAAAATACAAATGAACATGCAAGTACAATTCATAGAGGTCTTGGGTATATGCCGCCTAACAATTGGGGATACAACGAAGAGGCGAAAATGACTTGTGATGTTCTGATTATAGACGAGTTTTCTATGGTTGATTTAAATCTGTTTAAGCATGTTGTAGATGCGGTTGACTTTAAACATACAAAATTACTTATGATTGGAGACAACGCACAGTTACCATCTGTTTCATGTGGAAATTTGTTACATGATTTTATGCAGTCAAAATTGATTCCAACGGTCACGCTTACTAAAGTGTTTAGATATGGCGAAGGTGGTTTGATGAAAATTGCAACAGATGTAAGACAGTGTAAGACATATCTTGAAGATGTAAAACAGCAGTGTACATATTTTGGAGAAAACAAAGACTATGCTTTTATTAATGTTGGCTCAAGCGTACTTGTAAAAAATGTAATAGCTTTATATAAGAAACTATTGTCTACAAATTACACAGTGGATGATATTCAAGTGTTGACTTCTTATAAAAAAGGCGATTTTGGTCAGGTAGAAATTAATAATCAGCTACAGAAAATAGCGAATAAAAATTATGGAAGCCAATCTTATATGAAAATAGGTGATGTAGTCTACTATAAAGATGACATAATTATTCAAAATGTAAATAATTATCACGCAATGATTTATTACGAAGATGATTTTGTTTCAGAAGATGCTCCGAAAGAAACTTTTATTGCAAATGGTGAAACCGGAAAAATTAGAGAGATAACTCAAAACAAGGTTGTTATTGAATTTGACGATGTTCTGGTTGAGTACGATAGAAGTGCAATGCAAATGTGTGGATTGGGATACTGTATTACTATTCATAAATCTCAAGGAAGTAGTATAAAAGTAGTTATTTTGCTTACTCCATCAGCGCATACATATATGTTAAATTCTAATTTGATTTATGTAGGACTCACACGAATGAAAGAACGGTGTTTTCATTTTGGAGATGTAACAACTGTGAACAGAGCTATTAAGAAAAAAGCTAATTTAGCGAGAAATACATCTATGCAGAAATTATTAAAAAGGAGAGTAAAAGGAGATTGAAGTTATGAGAACTGATATTGTATCATGCAAAGACTATGTAGAAATTAAAAAGAAGGAACTAAAAGAAGAGATCAAACATCTTGATAAAAAACCAGTCCTCGCTGTAATTCAGATTGATGATGATCAGGCATCAAACTCTTACATCAAAGGGAAACAAAAAGATTGTGATGAGATTGGAATAGAAATGCGTCATGTAAATATTTATTCTAATACAACAGAACAAAAGGAGGTTGAATGTGTTATCACAGATATTGCAAAATCTGATGCAGATGGAATTATTATTCAACTTCCAATTCCAGGTAAATATAATTTGGAAAGATTACAGAATCTGATTCCACCAGAAAAAGATGTGGATGGATTTAGAAGAGATAGTTGTTTCAAACCATGTACGCCAAAAGGAATTATCGATTGGATGGAATACAATGCCTTTGAATTTAAAGGCAAAGATTGCTGTGTATTAGGCAGAAGTAGAATTGTTGGGCTTCCATTGACTAATATGCTGATCGAAAAAGGAGCAACAGTTACATGCTGCAATAGTACGACTCCGAGTACATGGTACTACACTAGACACGCAGATTATGTTTTTTCTGCAGTTGGAATTCCAAACTATTTTGATTTTTCTGACTTCACAAATTTATGCGAACTTATTGTAGATATTGGAATTAATCGAGATGAGGATGGAAAATTATGTGGTGATGTAAACAATGTTGGTTTTGAGAATAGTTTAAATGATACATTTGTTACGCCGGTACCTGGCGGAGTAGGATTACTCACAAGATTGGCATTAATGCAAAATGTTGTAGATGCATATAAAGTTCAGAAAATGAAAGGATGATTGAATGTTTAAATTTTTTAAATGTAATCACGAATATAAAGAAGTCGGCAAATATTACACAATCGTAATGGATTATGAGTGTAAACATATTATGGCTGTTTCTGTATCCGAATGTACAGTTTGTGGAAAACGAAAATCTGATGTTGTATATGAAGAAACTATTTCTTCAAATTCAGAATACGAAGTTGATGATGTGATTCAAACATTAGAAGATAGAGGGTTTTGTCCAAAATTAAACTTCATGTTGGATGATTATGAACGAAGAAAAAATGCAAAGGAGTGATTTGATGGATAAGGTCAAAAGAATTAAAGAGCTTGTAGAGCAGCTAAACGAATATAGAGATGCTTACTATAATGAAGCAAGATCTGATGTTTCTGATGCAGAATACGATAGATTATTCGATGTATTATCGGAGCTTGAAAATGAAACTGGTGTTGTGTATACGAATTCGCCAACACAGTCCGTTGGGTATGAGGTGAAATCTGAACTAGAAAAAGTAGAGCACTCTCATCCGATGTTGTCATTAGATAAAACAAAATCTGTAGATGATTTGGTAAAATTTGCTGGAGATAAAGACTGTATTTTAAGTCTGAAAATGGATGGATTGACATGTCTTCTTACATATGAAAATGGAGAGTTGGTTCAGGCAGAAACACGTGGAGATGGAGAGATTGGTGAATTGATTACACATAATGCAAAAGTGTTTGAAAATATTCCGTTATCGATTGATTATAAAGGTCATTTTGAAATCGAAGGAGAGGCGATTATTACATATGAAGACTTTGACAAAATCAATAAGTCATTGCCAGACGATAAAAAATATAAGAATCCGAGAAATTTAGCTTCTGGATCTGTACGACAATTAGACAGTAAAATTGCAGCACAACGCCATATTAAATTTATCGCGTGGAAAGTGCCAACAGATATTGCGTCAAGTAGTTTTATCAATAGATTGCAGTATGCTTTAGATATAGGATTTGACACTGTTCCATTTTTACCTATTCGTGGAAATTGCAATGCTGAATTTATTAATATTGTGGTAGAACAATTACGAAAACGTGCAAAGGAAAAGAGCTTCCCGATTGATGGCTTAGTGGCAACGTACAATGATATTACATACGGAGAGTCACTTGGAATGACAGGTCATCATCCTAAACATTCTATTGCATTTAAATTCGCAGAGGATTCAGAAGAAACTGTATTGAGAGAAATTGAATGGAGTATTGGCAAGACAGGAACTCTTACACCAGTAGCAATTTTTGATTCAGTTGATTTGGCAGGAACATCAGTGAGTAGAGCTTCATTGCACAACATTAGTATTATGAAAGAATTGAATATTTCTATCGGATCAACAGTAACAGTTGTAAAGAAGAATGAAATTATTCCACAGATTATTTCCTGCGATGCAAATGCTATGGATGCAGATATTCCTACAACATGTCCTGTATGTGGCGGAGAGACTCGGATTGTAAAAGAAAACGATTCAGAAGTTTTAATGTGTGTTAATCCTCATTGTAAAGGCAAGCTACTAGGAAGAGTTTCTCATTTTGTTTCCAAGAAAGGTATGGATATCTCAGGTTTGTCAGAAGAAACAATTAAGAAACTCATTGAACTTGGATGGATTACAGAGATTACAGACATCTACAATCTTGACCAGTATTATGATAGGTTATCTACAATGTCTGGATTTGGAAAGAAATCAGTAGACAAGTTAAGAACATCAATTGAAAATAGTAAAACCGTAAGATTGGATAAATTTATTGCATCATTAAGTGTTCCTGGGATTGGAACATCACAGTCAAAAGAGTTGGTTAAAGCTTTTGGTACATGGGACAAGTTTAGAGATGCAAGCGTTGGTTATTATGACTTTACGCAGCTTGACGGTTTTGGAGATGTATTAAATAACAATATTCATTCTTGGTTTGAAGATATGAGTAATATTGCAGATTATCTTGCTTCTCTTATGACGTTTGAATCAGAAGACAATTCTAAAACAAACAATTCTTTGAATGGCAAATCATTTGTTGTTACCGGAAAAGTATATAAATTCAAAAATCGTGATGAAGTAAAAGAAGCTATTGAAAAATTCGGTGGGAAAGTAACAGGTTCTGTAACAAAATCCACATTTGCTTTAATCAATAACGATATAGAATCCAATAGCAGTAAAAATAAAAAAGCAAAAGAACTTGGTGTTCAGATTATTAACGAAGAACAGTTAATTGAGATGTTGGGCATGTAGTTATTCTGCATACCGAAACAACATTATAATAGGAAGGAACTAAAATTATGGAAATCAGAATTAAATTAAATACTGTAAAAAATGCAATGCTATTTGCAACGGTTTGTGACAATTATGAAGAAGACATTGATTATATTTGTGGAAGATATCAGATTGATGCTAAATCAATTCTTGGGATTATGGGAATTGGACTCGAAAGAGAATGCACAGTTGTGCTCCATTCAGAAGATGAGTATGTAAAAAATAAATTTAAAGAAGATATGAAACTATGGATTGTGGAGGAATAATTTATGAATAAACCTGATTTATCAAAAATGCGCGTAGAAATCAAATGGGCTGAAGATATGTGGCAGCAGATTAAAGATGCAACAATGACTACGATTGGAAAAGACAAAGGTTCTTATCCTGATCATGATTGGAAATTGAAACTTTTAATGGCAGAACATTCCCCAATTAGACTCGGATTTGTAATTTTAAAAATCTATGATGCGCCGCAATTTGTACATGGACATTTAGTGCGTCATTCAAATTGGGTTGTTCCGTTTGTATCATCTCTTAGAAGTGACAGGAATGACTATGATGAAGTTCCTGATAGAAATACATTGCAGAGTGCTACATATTATTTCAATTTCCAAGCATTAATCAACGTGGCAAGAAAGAGATTGTGTAATTGTGCCAGTTATGAGACAAGAAAAGCATTTAAGATGGTTAAAGATGAAATTGTTAAGTTTGAGCCGGAAGCAGCAAGCAGAATGGTTAGAGAATGCGTGTATAGAAATGGTCTTTGTCCTGAGATGTTCCCATGTGGGTATAACAAAACAGATGCTTTTGAAGAGGAACTAATGGGATATATTAAAGGATTTGAGAGTCAAATCTGTGATAAAACGAATATCAGAAAAGGAACAAATGAATAATGTCAGATATGATTTATTATTGTAAACATGAAGAAAATGATTGTCCTGTAAAAGATACATGTGAAAGATATGTGGATGCAGAACAGCACCAATGCAAAGTTACATTATATAAAGCAATGTGCGTAGACGATAATGGACGAGTATTATTTATTAATAAAACACCAATTATTGCAGAAGAAACAGAGGTGAAGTCTGAATAATGGCGATTATTATTTTTGGAAAAACAGCAAGTGGCAAAAGCAGAATTGTGAATGAGCTTGTGAAAAGAGGATATAAAAAGATTGTAACGACTACAACACGACCGGCAAGAAAAGGTGAAGTTGACGGAATTGATTACAAGTTTATTACCGATGATGAATTTAAAGAGCTTACTAATACAAGATATTTTGCAGAGTGGAAGAAATATGACACAGTAGACGGAACGTGGTATTATGGTTCTCCTCTCGATGAAATATCCAGATCTGATAACAAATCAATCGTGATTCTAACTCCGGATGGTTATAGAGATATCAAAGATGAGTTAGATGAACACATTTCTATTTATATATACGCAAATAATAAGACAATTCGAAACAGATTATCCAAACGTGGAGATAAAAAAGAAGAAGCTGATCGTAGGATTTTACATGACAATAAAGATTTTAAAGGTGCGGAAGAATTAGCAGATAGAATCTTTTATAACAACGACGGTAAAAATATCGATGATTTAGTAGATGAAATATTTGAATATTTAAAAACGAGAGAGGGAGAATAAATAAATTGATCAGAACGAGTGGCATGTTGGTGAGAGAGTTGGGAATGTATCCTGACGATTTCATTACAGTTAGATTAGGAGAAGAAGAATATGTAATTGATAGTATTGGACACACGAAAACACATGGAAATATTGATGATACCTCTCATTTATGTTTAAACGTGAGAGATGGTGGTAGTGGTTTTGTTAGGAGGTGAGATGAACATGGATTTTAATCAACTGGGTACAGTGATTTTCGCAATCGGTACAACAATGTGGATCCCAATCTGGGCGCTGTTTGAGGGTGTTGCAAAATGTATTCGTGCACTCAAAGGCACAGATGTGACTAGAAGTAACAAAAGTCATGATGAATGGTCTGATTCTGATGATGAAGATTTGGAAGAAAACGAACCGAAAGAAGCGAATAATACAACGGAACAGAAAACCAAAAGAACTAGAACTACAACGAAGACAGCAAAAGATAGTTCTCAGAAGTAAGAAAGGATGATGTGATTGATGAAAGTAATTAAGAAGGATGGAACATTAGAAGAGTACAACGAACAGAAAATTATTAATGCTATTGATAAATCTGCACAGAGAGAAAATTTTACATTTTCACAAGATGAATATGGAATGATCTGCAACAGAGTTCTTAACGAGGTTGATGAAGAAGACTTTGAGAATGATGAAGTTCCTGTAGGTTTTATTCATAATATTGTAGAAAAAACACTTCTTGATTTGTTTCCAAAAGTAGGATATCAATATCAGCAATATCGTAATTATAAACTTGATTTTGTACATATGATGGATACGGTATACGAAGAGAGTCAGAAAATTATGTATATCGGGGATAAGGAAAACAGTAACACTGATAGTGCTCTCGTATCTACAAAGCGAAGTCTTGTATTTAATGAATTGAACAAGCAGTTGTATAAGAAATTCTTCCTGACAGTAGAAGAAAGGCAGGCTATCAATGATGGATATATTTATATTCATGACATGTCGGCTAGAAGGGATACGATGAACTGCTTTAGAAGAGATACACGTTTCATTACCGAACTTGGAGTTAAATCTTTTTATGATTTTAAAGACGGTGACAATGTAAAAGTTTTAACTCATAAAGGCAGATGGAAAAATGCAATAGTTAAGTCGTATGGATGGCAAAATATAAATAAAGTAACTTTTAAAAGAGGTTCGAGCAAAACAAAAGATGTATTTTGCACTGCAAACCATAGATGGATTTTGAAAGACGGCAGTGAGACAACAGGTCTAAAAATTGGAGATAAATTAATCGCGGCTCCAGATATAACAAATTATTCATGGGATGAACTAAACAAATCTGAAAAATTGTTATGGTGTCTTGGATTTTCTATGGGGGATGGGGCTATTGTAGAAGATAACAAAATACCAACAATGCATGTAAGATTATGTGGACATAAAAATGAATTTGCAAATAGATTCTCAGATGTTGGATATTCTGTAACATATCCGCAGAGTTTATATGGTGATGGGATTGTCAGAATGGTGAACATTCATGAGAAAAAAATACCATGGTTGATGTTAAATTGTGAAAATATTAAATATTATATTGATGGATTTTTATCGGCTGATGGCGCTTTAACAGATTGTGAAAATATAAAATTTAGAAGCGTTCAGGTGACCGGAGATTTAAATAACGAAATATATGACTTATTAAACATTGCTGGATATTATGTTACATCAACAAAAAACAAAACTGGAGAAATAACAAATTATGGTGTTAGAAAAAAAACAACAATAAACTATCAAATCAATTCAAATCAGGCAGATAGAACATGGAAGGTAAAAAATATCGTTCCAGACTGTCTTAATCCAAAAGCAGAGGTTTGGTGTCTTGAAGTAGAAGATGATCATAGTTTTATTTTGGAAGGTGGAATTCCAACAGGGAACTGTTGTTTGTTTAATGTCGCAGAAGTAATGCGTGGTGGATTTGAAATGGGTAATGTGTGGTATAACGAGCCAAAAACATTAGACACAGCATTTGATGTGATTGGTGATATTACATTAAGTGCTGCGAGTCAGGAATATGGTGGTTTTACACTTCCGCAGATTGATGAGGTGTTAGTGCCATATGCTGAAAAGAGTTATGAAAAATACAAACGTGAATTTTATGATATTGCAGATAACTTACTGGATTATAGACATTCAGATTTTGAACAGAAAGCTCATGACTACGCTATGAGAAAAGTAGAACGTGATATGGCACAAGGTTATCAAGGACTCGAATACAAATTTAATACTGTTTCATCCAGCAGAGGGGACTATCCCTTCATCACCATTACATTTGGTCTGGGAACAGATTCTTTTGCTAAAATGGCTTCAAAAACATTTCTTAGAGTACATAGAGAAGGACAAGGAAAAGACGGAAATAAAAAGCCTGTATTGTTCCCAAAACTTGTATTTCTTTATACAGAAGAGCTGCACGGAAAAGGCAAAGTAAACGAAGACTTGTTTGAAGAAGGAATTAAAACTTCTGCAAAAACAATGTATCCAGATTGGTTAAGTTTAGATGGAGATACAACAGTATCTAAAATGTACCATAAATACGGAAAAGTTATTTCACCAATGGGTAGAGTCACTACTGCTCATGTAAAACTCTGTGAACTGTGTGCATAACAGGTGTGCGATTTACGTTTAGGAATTATAGGAAATGATAATTAGAAATCGTGCTAACAGGGAAACCTCAGCGAGTAATGTCGGTGGTAATCCTGTGCCAAGCCTCAATATATTCTCTTATGAATAGGAGGATATAAAGTATAGAAATATTAACAACTCAAGAAAAAATAAATGGATATGAACGATATTTAATTGATAAAAATGGAAGGATTTATGATACAAAAAGAAATAAATATATGTGTCAATGGGTAGATACTGTTGGATATTATCAATGTACTTTAAGAGATTCTAATAACAAAAAACATTATAAACGCGTTCATAGGTTGGTAGCCGAGACGTTTATACCAAATCCTGATAATTTACCACAGGTAAATCATAAAGATGGGAATAAGTTAAATAATGATATTAGAAATCTTGAATGGTGTACAAACAGTGAAAATACCCAACATGGTTATAATAAAGGATTATACAAGTATAAGTCAAGATGTCATGCGATAAATGTTTATGATAAATCTGGAAATTATCTTAAAACATTTAAATCAATACGCAGCATGTGTAAAGAACTAAAGATAAATCGCAAGACAGTAACCATGATTTTAAAAGGCGAAAAGGTAACTAATAACTATAATTATTTATTTGAATATGTTGAGGAAGGTCAATCGACTATCGAAAACATAGCTTGATAAGCGAAGAAGTTAGTAGAGTAGATTTAAAGATAAGCATTAAATCGAAGTGCAGAGCGTGATGATGAGAGTGGTGACTCGGAGCGAAGATATAGTCAAAGACAGTAACCAGTGTAGAAATACACATCTGTCTTGTGTAGAGCATTTCTTTCTCCTTGGTACGAACGAGGAGGAATGGAGCCGGCGGATGAAAATGATGAACCGATTTTTGTTTCAAGGTTCAATATCGGTGCAGTATCATTACATCTCCCGATGATTCTTGCAAAGGCAAGACAAGAAAATAAAGATTTTCATGAAGTTCTTGATTATTATCTTGAAATGATTCGTAAATTACATCAGAGAACTTATGATTACTTAGGAGAGATGAAAGCGTCAACTAATCCGCTTGGATATTGTGAGGGCGGATTTCTGGGTGGACATTTGAATCCAACAGATAAGATTAAACCATTATTAAAACCTATGACTGCGTCATTTGGCATTACAGCATTAAATGAACTACAGCAGTTATACAATGGTAAATCTCTTGTTGAGGATGGTGAATTTGCAGTTGAAACATTGAAATATATTGATATGAAAGTAAAAGAGTATAAAAAAGAAGATGGCTGGCTGTATGCAATTTATGGTACCCCAGCAGAAAACTTATGTGGACTTCAGGTAAAACAGTTTCGTAAAAAATATGGAATCATTCCTGGTGTATCAGATAGAGAATATGTAAGCAACAGTTTTCATTGTGGTGTTTGGGAGGATATTACGCCAATTCAGAAACAGGACTTAGAACATAGATTTTGGAATTATATCGAAGGTGGACGTATTCAGTACTGTAAGTACCCGATTGGATATAATATTGAAGCGATTAAGACACTTGTAAGACGGGCAATGTCAATGGGGTTTTATGAAGGTGTAAATTTATCACTTGCGTACTGCAATAATTGCGGGCATGAAGAATTAAATATGGATATTTGTCCGAATTGTGGAAGTAACGATTTGACAAAGATTGAAAGAATGAATGGATATCTGTCGTATTCAAGAGTTCATGGGGATACAAGATTGAATGACGCAAAGATGGCTGAAATTGCAGACAGAAAGAGTATGTAAAACAATATTGTGGGTTGTCTCAAATGATAACCCACAAAAGAAAGGGTGGTAATTTAATTTGAAATATCATGATATAACTCACGATGACATGATGAACGGAACAGGATTAAGGGTTTGTTTATGGTGTTCTGGCTGTGATCACCATTGTAAAAATTGCCAGAATCCTATTACTTGGGATCCGAATGATGGAGCTAAATTTGATACAAAAGCTAAAAATGAAATATTCAATGAACTATCAAAAGATTATATTTCTGGAATTACTTTGACTGGTGGTGATCCTTTGAATACAAATAATCTTGAATCCGTTCAGGATTTGGTTAATGAAATTCGTCTTTCATATCCAGAAAAAACAATCTGGCTGTATTCCGGATACACATGGGAACAAATCATGTATCCAGTTGTTACTAATGATTTTAATCCAGAAAGAGACAAGTTCCTGAAAATGCGCCGAGAAATTGTAAAACAGTGTGATGTACTTGTAGATGGGCGCTATGATGAAGACAAGAGAGACGTTACATATCACTGGGCAGGCAGTACAAACCAGAGAGTGATTGATGTCAAGAAAACATTAGAGCAAGGAAGTGTGGTTCTATGGGAGAATCAGTAAAAGTAAAAGATATTCTGTATTATGCAAGAATCATTCCTACGGTTGGCATATTTGATGTATGCCAACTTATAATCAGAACAGTAAGAAAAGATGATTTTGTTGGATGTGACAAAGTAGACAAACATGCTTATCTATTTAATTATTCTGATTTAGGAGAAGTCGTGTTTCACGATCGTAAACAAGCATTAAATAAAGTTCTTGCTGCAGAGGCGAATAATAAAAAGAAAATAAGTAAAGAGACATTTTACGAGGAGTATTGATATGGATGCATTAATTGGTATTGTAGCAGGATTCTTTTTAGGGTCAATTTTTTCTGTTGTAATAATGTCGTTGTGTGTAACGTCAAAACGGTCAGACGAATTTTATAGCAGATTTGACAAACAATACGATGATTTCAAAAATAAAGACAAGTCAGAGGAGTAATAAATTATGAAACAGCTTAAATTACATAGACAATGTACGCATAGTAAATTAACCAATTTTGGATTCAGGAAGTACGGCTTAAATTATAAGCTGTTTCTTCCTCTATATGAGAACAAGTCAAAGACAGTAATTGCTGCAGAATTTCTTGTCTCATCTTTAGATAACTATATTGGATATGATGTCATGGATGTGTGTAACGATACATTGTATACAGCATTTTACGACAGAGAATATACAAACGAAGAAAAGAACGATGTTTATAAAACAGTATATGCGAGACTGTCTGACATTATGGATGACATGGTAAAAGCAAAAATTATTAGAAAGAGAGTGATTTAATTTATGAGAAAAGTAGCGAAGTTTAGCAAAGTGAGTTTTGAACAGTTTGTAGAAGATTGCAAAGGTATTTTAGGAGATGTCTACATTGAAAACAAAATGGAATACTTATCAGAAAAATATAAGAATATTAATATTCCAAAGAGAAGCACAGCATGTAGTGCCGGTCATGATATTAGTACGCCTTTCAATATTAAAATGACTCCGCATCAAAGTATTACAATTCCAACTGGTCTTAGGTGCGAAATGGATAGAGATTACGTAATGCTGATTTTCCCGCGTAGTAGTCTTGGGATTAAGAAAGGAATGATGATCGCCAATACTGTTCCAGTTGTAGATGCCGATTATGCCTATGCGGATAACGAAGGACATATTTTTATCTGCATTAAGAACAACGGAGAGGACACGCTTGAACTGGAAGAAGGCGACAAAATTGTACAGGCTGTATTTGTTCCATTCGGTGCTGCAGATGAAGAAGAAATTACAACTGAACGCACTGGCGGTATTGGCTCAACAGGAAAGTAGGTGATATATGTTAAGTTACATACTTGTAAACCTAATCATATTATTCATATCAATTAGTATTACTTTTATTCTTTTTAAAGCGACTGGCGACACAATAGATCGATATGATATTCCATATTTTATAATCAGTGTAATTATGATTTATTGTTTGGTAATACAGTTTTATGATATTTTTATTGGAAATATGATTTAATAAATAATTTAGGATGGTGTAATATAATGGAAGAAATGGTATATACAGTTGCTCAAGTTGCAAGTATACTTCACGTTAATAAAAATTATGTATATGAACTTATTGACAAAGGAATGATTCCTGTATTAAAATTTAAATCGTTCAGAATTAGAAAATCTTCTCTCGAAAAGTTCCTTGAAAAATACGAATCATATCAGAGCAATGATTAGCGTTATAAATGGTATACAGGTTGTGTACATTTTGTGTACCAAAATATAAATACGATAAATATTTATGGATACAAATAGATACAAATAAATACGCACAATCTGTGTTAAGTCTCTATTTTCATGGAATTTGAGTACGAATAGATACAAATAAGTACAATAAAAGCTGCGTTTTTGTATTTGGTAACAATCCGATGGTTGGAATGACTGTTGCTGTTGCAGTAGCGATCGAGGAATCAGCAAAAGAAGGAAAATTCTAAGAAACGGCGGAAAATCGCGGGTTTTGAAGAGTATAAGGACGTGTAAGAGTGTATAGATAAGTGGTAATTTGCAGACTATTTGCACATTACTTGAACACACCTATTTGCACACAGTTCTAAACTGACAGATGGAGAGTTTATCAATAAGATAGCTCTCCATTTTTGTACGAAAATTCAGAGCATGAGATGTGCATGAAAATCAAATTTTACAAAATGGTTCTTTTCGGTGTTATACTAAAATCAGAGATTTAGAGAAGGGGACAGATGTTTCCGATGTGATCGAGATGAAAGATTATAAGGAAACATTATCAAGAACAAGAGACGTGATCAAGAAGACTGCTTATGGGGGTAGAATTTGTCGTGTTAGGGATTGAAAATCAGCAGCATATCCATTATGCAATGCCGCTGAGACACATGATATATGATGCCATGGGCTACTTGAAAGATACACGCAATTATAAAAGATTAGATGTGAAATCGTCAGATCCTGATGAATTTTTATCGAAAATGCGAAAAGAAGACAGGATGCAGCCGTTTTTTCAGATTATAAAATGAATTTGCTGGAGGTAAGAGATTCTGCAGGATATGCCTTTCGGAATGAAGATGTGCAGAGCGCATTTGAGATCACACGAGAAGTATTTGCAGGAAATTTTGCTGGGATCCGGGAAAAATACAGTGATAAGAGAATTAGTTCAGAAGCTCTGTCTTTGATTGGTCAGATGGCAGGTTCCACAGAACTGATTGAGATGGGAAAATCGATGGAGGTGACGAATATGTGTACCGCATTGGAACGTTTGAAAGCAGAAGGTGTTGAACAGGGTATCGAACAGGGTATCGAGCAGGGCATGGAAAAAGGGGTAGAAAAAACAGTCATTTCTATGCTGAAGAAAAATTATCCGATTTCTGAAATTTGTGAGATTACAGAGAAAACAGAAGAAG